ATTACCCATTTAATCTCCTTACACGGAGGTGATATATTGATAAGACATATAGATACTCTTTTTAAAGAAGGAGGGAATAATCTTTAGTTAGTGCAAAAAACCCATATGTTATCTTATCTATACAATAGTGCAAGTTTAGTTACAAAAGGGTTGTAATGTACTTGTAATTGATTTAATTTGTAGTTTATGGAAACAGATACAGAGAAGTTTATATCGACATTTGTAGAGTCAGGAGACTATTTACATTCGATGCGTGAAGCAGGGTATACAGAGAAGAATGTATATAAGTTGAAGTTAATGGGTCAAGAGTTATTGGCACAGCATAAGGGGGATGTAGACAAACGTTTCCAACAGAGGTTACGTCAGGGTGGACCAAGGGCATTGAATGTCATACAGGGTCTTATGGACACATCTGAGAGTGATACAGTTAGGTTGAATAGTGCAAAAGAAGTATTGGATCGTGGGGGATACTCCGCATACAACGATAATGAGTCTGGAAAGACTATTGAAGAATTGAATGCCCAATTAGTTGCATTGGTAGGAAGTGATGGTGCAAAGATGTTAGTTGGAGCGTTTAGGAGTAGGAAAACAATTTCAGGACCAACTATAAGCTAATGGCAAAGAATAAACCAATAAAACGCTTTCGTATTACAGGAAGGCATAAGGAATCGCCTGAACGTATTTTAAGCACAGCTAAAGAATATGTTAAGAAATATCCTGACCGTGATGTAAGGTTTATGCTTACAGACCAAAAAGGGGATGTTGTCAATAAAACGATTAAAAGCAGTGGTTACGGCTATACTGTCAATCCTGCAAGTAAATATGATGCAAAGGATTTAACAAGAGGGGCAAAGTTAAGAACACAAGCAGAAATAAAAGGTGGAGTAACATATATTCGGCTAGGTGAGGGTTATTCAGCAGGTGGACACGATAAACATTGGAGTGATCGCTTTAAACATTTAAAGGACACTAACCCATCTAATACTTATGATCCAGATACAGGTAAACTATTAGGTAGAGCTATTTCGCAGTTTAATAAACCTAAAGACATACTACTAGATGAAATAGGTGATACAAGTGATCCAGAAAAATTCCAAGCAGGACTAGATTTTGTCAAAAGAAGGTATAAGTCATTTGAAAAGAAACAATACACAGACAAATCAAAAGATATTATCCCTTGGTTAAATAAAGATCAACTAAACAAATACAATAGACTCCTAGGAAGACCTGAATATAACAAAACCCCTGAAGGAACAATACTTACAAAAGATTTTGATACAAAAACATTAGTTCCTGAACCGACTAATTATGAATATTTTACAGAAAAAGGGACTGAAGGTGTCGATAAATTAGATTTTGATCCTAATAGTGGGCCACAAAGGGATTTATTTGATAAATTACCACTTTATGACAAATCACTAGATGTTAATTCAAATAGTGAGTACGTAGAAGAACACTACACTAAGTCATTGAGACTACCAAATTCCGATGCTGGTATCGATCCCGATAAAGTAAAAGGTAAATTTAAAGTAGCAAAAACTAATCTGAAAATAGCAAATAAAGTTGCTAAGTCTTTTGTAAAAGGAAAGTACAAAACACAAACTGCTATTATTGAAAATGAAGGTAAATTTAACTTAAATACTAATAGACCCGATATTTCAGGTAAAGAAGAATTAAGACCTGCTATTGATTTATTTAGGAAGGGTAATAAACAAGTCAGTGTACCAGAAGAAGGTCGTATCGATAATGTAGTTGCACAAGCTACAGAAAATAAACCAAAAGTTAGTTCAGAGAAAAAAGTAACTGCTATAAGGAAACATACTGGTGAAACAACAAGTGTAAAGGAAATTACCACGAAGAAGAAAGTAAATGTCCCGGCTCAGAAAAGTATGATAACAAGTGGTAGAGGGGTTACGACATCTCATGCTAATAAACCAAAACCAGTTAGCCCTTCTAATACAGTATTCCCAAAAAAAGAAGCTTCTATAGTCAAAAAGAAACGATACTTAGCACCAGTACACAGAAAAATTAATCAAAGATCAAAAGTAAGAACAAAAAATCCCCAAGAAGCAAAACAAAAGATTCAACCTATAACTAAAAAAATCACTACTTCAGTAACGCCCAGTCTTAAAAAGATAAAAGCAACTGGTAAGCCAAGTACCAAGACAGTTACAACTACAGCAAAAAAAGCGTCCCTTGAATTACAAAAAGTATTTCATAAATCAAATGGTACTCCAAATATAGAGAATAAATTTAAAAAAATTAAATCTGTAGGTAAAGGCATTAAATTTACTAGGGGTCTTGGAGCTTTTAGTTTTTTATCAAGCGTTTTAGGAGTAGCTAGAGGGAAGAAAGAAGCAAAGGCTAATTTAGGTAGAGAACCTTCTGTATTAGAGACTCTCGAATATACTTTCCTTCCTAAAAAAGTTAGAGAAAGTAATCCTTCTTATATGTATCGTAAGATTAATAGAAATATGGGAATCCAAGAAGTCCAATGAGCAACTCTGCAGAAAAAGCATTTGAGATTGCAGAGAGAATTACTGAATTATATGAAACAAATCGTCTGCAAGACTATGAACCGTATGAGTACCAAAAACGCTTTCACAGCGCAAAAGATATGGGAGGTAAGTTAGCTCGCCAAAGACTCTTAATGGCGGCTAACAAGACAGGTAAGACCTTCTGTGGTGCAACTGAGATGGCATATCACTTAACTGGTCATTATCCGTCTTGGTGGAATGGCGCAACATTCAATAGACCAATAATTGCTTGGGCGGCAGGAAATACGACAGGCAATACTAGAGATATAGTTCAAACTGAATTATTAGGTGAAGCCGGGGATGAAGAAGAGTTTGGTAAAGGATCAATACCAAAACAATATATAGTCGGCACACCACAAAGATTACCGGGAGTACCGAATGCGTATCAATCGCTGAAGGTTAGGCACATCTCCGGGAAAAACTCTAAGCTCACGTTTAAGTCCTATGAGCAGGGTAAGATGCAATGGATGGGTAAAGCAGTAGATGTAATCTGGCTGGACGAAGAACCACCACAGGACATTTACTCCCAAGCACTACGTGCATCACTTAAAAGTGGCGGTATCGTCTATATGACGTTTACTCCTGAATCTGGAATGACTGAAGTAGTAACACAGTTTATGACTAGATTAGGACAGTCTCAAGCACTATATCATGCAACTTGGGACGATGCTACTCACTTAGACGAAAATGTAAAAGAAGAAATATTACGTGCATTACCAGCACATGAACGTGATATGAGATCAAAGGGCATACCAGTTCTAGGTTCAGGTATGGTTTTTACTGTAAATGAGGATGATCTAAAAGTAGAACCATTTGCATTACCTGAATATTGGCCTAGAATTTGTGGTTTGGATTTTGGTTGGGATCACCCAACTGCCGCAGTTTGGTTAGCATGGGATCGTGATACAGATACAGTCTATGTTTATGATTGCTATAGAAAATCAACTGAAACACCAGTGGTTCACTCAGCGGCAATTAGAGAAAGAGGAGATTGGGTGCCTGTTGTATGGCCCCACGATGGTTCGCAACACGATAAAGGTTCAGGTAAACCTCTAGCAGAGTTATACCGTAAACAAGGTTTGAATATGGTGCATAAGCACTTCTCAAATTCGGATGGAAGTATTTCAGTAGAACCGGGGATTATGGATATGCTTCAACGTATGCAAACAGGTAGGTTTAAAGTATTTAACTATCTTCATGCTTGGTTTGAAGAATTAAGAATGTATCACAGGAAAGATGGAAAAATCGTTAAAGTGCATGACGATCTTATGAGTGCAACTAGATATGCATCACAATCTTTACAGTTTGCTTCAGTAGGTAGGAAGAAAAATAGACCTAGAAGAGCAATTAGTGATTATGAGTATTTCGCTACCAGCGAAAATATGATAGCATGAGTGAAGAAAGTATTAAAACTTTTGAGAATATTATTGTTCCAATAAATCAGATAGATGGAATATGGGATGAAGTTAAAGATGAAATCGTTAGGACTAATGATGAAGTCCTAAATGAAAAAGATGTAAAAGAATACTTAAAAGATGGTTCTTATACTTTATGGTTAGTAAAAGAAATAAACTCAAACACCATAGTTGCAGTCTTTACAACAGAATTTGCTTATTATCCACGCAATAAAACTTGCAGGGTAGTTACATTAGCAGGAAAAAGACTACATGAATGGGTTGATAGTAAATTACATGATTTAGAAATATGGGCTATTGAACAAGGATGCACTTATATGGACATGTACGCTAGGAGAGGCTGGAAGAAAATTTTAACAGAATATAAAGAAGACTGCGTTTTATTACGTAAAAAACTCTAACTAACAATGGTAACTATGAAAATTTATAATGAAGTTGTTTATCAAATTGTTGATAACCAATTAGTAAAAGTATCTGAAGACTCCTTTGACTATGAAGGTGAAGTATCTAAATGCAAAGGTGGTGGTGGAACAACTGGTAAAATAATTAAAAAAGCTGCAAAAGTAGTAGATCCCATAATAAGGGATGAAATGGTTAATGCAGGTACTAATTTGTATGATTCTACAGGAGGGTTTATAGCTGATCAAGCGACTAAAGCAGCTAAAAATAATAATTTAGATAAACCAGGAGGGAATGTAAAAAGCTTTACTGACTGGGCAAGATCAGTGAGTGATAAAGGATCACATCATCTTTTTGGTACTGATTATAATGGAGATGATTCCGATGATAATTACGTTGACCCTACAGTAACTCAATATGAAGGAGGAGAAGATGATGCTAGTGCAGAATTAACAGCACAAAGACGACAACAAAATATTATGCGTGGAAGAGGTGCGGCTAATCAAACTGGCGGTCAATCTGCATCTTTGTTAACTAAATAAAGGAGAACAATATGATGCCTAGATTTAATAGTATTATAACTGGATGGCCAAAACCATATATTATGAAACCACCCCCTTCTCCTATAGTTGAAGAAGAACCAGTAGAATTTGGGGAGCCAAAAGAGAATAATCCACGCTCTAATGATCCTCGGGATTCTGGCAGATATATGTCTTTAGATTATTATCTAGAAAAGTACCCCGATAAAACTGAAGCTGATTATAATGCATTGTTAGGTGTTACCTCTGACTCAAATCAAATTGGTGGCGAAAGGGGGTCTGAAGCGCATGAAAATGCGGTTGTGGATATACAGTCAGAACTTAGCAACCCCGAAGAAAGAGGTAACTTCCAAGGTACAGGGAGAAAGAATAGAGGTACAGGTAATAGAGCAAGACTTGCTGCTAACCAAACACAAGGTCAATCCGCTTCACTTTTGACAGGATAATAATATGCCGTATGGCGAAGCAAGCCCTCTTGGAGCATTAATAGACAGACACCATGATAAGCTGAAAAACAATCGGCATAATTGGGAACGTCAGTGGCAGAATATAGCAGAGTATGTACTACCTCATCGTGCAGATTTTATAACTGCTCAGTCTAAAGGTAATGAACGTTTAGAAATGGCGTTTGAAGGTACAGCATTGCGATTACTGAAACGTTTTGCATCTAATATACATAACGTCTTTACTCCTATGGGTGCAGAGTGGTTTAAACTCACTACAGGAGTAAGTCAATTAGATAAGAATCGTAATGTAGCACTTTGGTTAGAAGAAGCATCTAAAATAGTTAAGTACCATGTATCACGACCAATCAGTAACTTCCAAAGTTCAGTATTCCAGTACTATCTGGAAGCAGGTTCCTTTGGTACTGGCATTATTTTTGTTGAGGACGTTCCCGGCTTTGGTCCTCGTTACAGGAATTTTCCTCTTTCGGATTGTATTCTTGGTTCTGGCAGTGAGATGGAAATTGACACAGTTTTTCGTAACTACAAACAGACAGCAAAAGATTTAATATCTAGATTTGGTCCTGAATCATTACCTGAAGAAGTTATTAAAAAAGCATCATCAGAAAAACTATTAGATGAATATGATGTAGTACACGCAGTATTACCTGCATGGACAGTACAGCAAATGTTACCAGAAGGATTCCAGAAACCTTTTGTTTCAGTACATTATATTAAAAATACAAAAAGCATTTTGTCATTAGGTGGCTACGAAGAAATGCCATACATTTGTGCTAGATGGGAACGTTCTGATCGTGAAATATATGGTCGTGGTCCAACTTGGGAGATAATGCCTGACATACGCTTAATTACTGAAGTTGATAAGACATACTTAAAAGCAGTTCAGAAAGCAGTTTCTCCACCTATGTTTGTACCGGACTCAGGACTACTAGATCCACTTGATACAACACCGGATGCAATTAACTACTACACAGTAGGATTAGGTGGAAAAGATACTATCTTTGAAGCACCTACAAATGCTAGGCCAGATTATGCAGAAAGACTCTCTGCGAAGTGTACATCAGCAATTAGAGAAGGTTATTTCCTAGATTTGTTAGAACTACCCGGTCCAGTAGCTCCAGATGGTGATGTAATGCGCTTCAGTGCAACAGAAGTGTCTGTACGTATGAGACAAAGGATGCCTGTACTTGGACCAATACTAGCTCGTCAGGAAGCAGAGTTCCTTGATCCTCTTATAAGACGTACAGTGAATATATTGATGAGAAGTTTTGCTATGCCTGAAATGCCTCCTGAAATGGAGAACAATTTCAAAATAGAATACTTAAATCCTGTGTCAATATCATTACGTTCTGGTGAAATAAACTCTATGAACCAGTTGTTTGAAATGATTATGCCGTTAGCACAAATTGATCAAACTATACCTATGTACTTTAATACTCAGCAAATACTGAAAAACACTGCTGAAGTATTACAAATACCAATATCTAATTTACGTAGTGAAGAAGAAGTGCAACAAATGATTCAACAACAGCAAAAAGAAAAAGAAGCACAACAACAAATGCAAGTTGCAGAAGCAACAGCAAATGTAACTGAGAAACAAGCAAAAGCACAGGCATTAAATGCACAGGCGCAAGCACAATGAAGATACGCTTTGATACCGAAAAGTTTAAAAGAGAAAGTTTTAAAGAGGTCTTTGGAACAGAAGAAGGTAAAAACGTATTAGCTTTATTAGCTAAATCGCATTTTGTTTATCGTACTTCTCATTCAGATGACCCTTATAAATCTGCATGGCAGGAAGGTCAAAGAACTGTAGTAATGGAGATTATCAATCTAGTTGGTGCAGACATAGAGGCAATCCGTAAAAGAATTGACATGCAGGAAACCGCACGTATGCAATTAATGCAACGAGCTTAACCTTAATATAACTTTATTATGAGTGAAGAAGCAGTAGCCCCTGATGATTCAGGACAAGTCGCTGATGGAAATAATTCCTTTGAATTTAATGCTTCTACAATGCCAGAAGGATTGAGGGATGAACCAAGTCTCCAAACATTTGACTCAGTAGACAAATTAGCGAAGTCTTACGTTAATGCAGTCAAAATGATTGGTGGTAAACCAGAAAATCTTATTACCCTTCCCCAAGAAGGTGAAAGTAGAGATTCTCTCTGGAACCAAATGGGTAGACCAGAACAACCAAATGGTTATGATTTCACAGAGTATGGTGATGATAATGGTGAGTTAGATGGTTTCCGTGAGTTTGCTCATGAAACTGGTCTTAGTCAAGAACAAGCAGATAGTATCTTAGGTTTGTATAACAACATACAGGAAGAAGAAAATAGTGATTATGTACAACAAATGGAAGATATGAAAATACAAACACAAATTAATCTCCAACGTGAGTGGGGGAGAAATTATGATGGTAAATTAGATTATGCCAAACGTGCTTATGGGCAATTTGGTACACCAGAACTCAGCAAACTTATGGACGAATCTGGTATGGGTAATCACCCTGAAGTGATCCGTGCCTTTTCCAAAGTTGGTGAGATGCTAGGCGAAGACTCCCTAGTAATAGGTTCAGGACTTGGAGGTAGTCGTACTTCTCCTGAAGATGCGAAGAATGAAATCCAAGGACTGTATCGTGATAAAGAATTTTCTGAAGCATATAGGGACAATCGCAACCCTAATCATAAAACTGCGATGAATAAAATGGACAAACTTTTCAAACAGGCATATCAAAGCCAAGGAAGAGTTCGTTAATACATCACACCTTCACTTAGTGAGGGTTTGACCGAACAGAAGAAGCAAGTAGATAGACAACCTCCGGGCCTGTCGAACACTGCTTTGAGACCCTTTATGGATAATCTCTAGGTTAGAGTGATTTCTAATTAGAGTACGAATGGTTCGTACTCCTAGATTTTATTTCATAAAGGTAACTTATGGCTAATTATCATGACATTGAAACGTCTTATGTGCATCGCTATTCCGCTGATGTACTACATTCGCTTCAACAAAAGACTTCACGGTTACGTAACTTCGTAACTAATAAACCAGATTGCTCTGGAGTTGCAGAATTTATCGATAAGATAGGTACTGCCGAGGCATTAGACAAAACTGCACGTTTTGCTGATTCACCTGTCCAAGCAATTGCTCACAAACGCAGACGTGTCTCTGCTCAGCCTAAAAATGCCGGATATTTTGTTGAAGGTTTTGATACTCGTCGTATGAATTACGATGTGTTTCAACCTTATGCGGAAGCAACCAGCATGGCAATGGCTCGTAAGATGGATGCAACTATCGTTGATGCCGCATTTGGTTCTGCTTATGAATCAGATGGTGGGGCAATGGATGGAGCAACTGAGCTAGTTTGGAACTCTACTAATTACCCTAATCAGTTTATTGCTAAAACATTCTATTATGGATCGTCTGCAAATGCTGAAACTTCGGGTATAATAAGCTCAACCGCTTCTACTGGCTACACGTTATCAATTGATAAATTGTTGAAAGCTCGTAGGATTCTTTCTGAAAATGAAGCTGATCAATATGATGAAGGTGGTAATCCACTTTATTTCATCGTTTGTTCTGCGGCTCAGATTGAAGCACTATTGCATTCTACTAGAGTCCAAAGTTCGGATTATAATAATATCCGTGCGCTCGTAGAAGGTCAAACCAACTATTTTGCAGGATTCCAGTTTATACGCTACGAAAGTATGCCTGTTGCTGGTTCTGGTGCAACTCAAGTTGAAAAAGTTTTGGCTTTTCACCCTCAAGGTTTAGCCTTTTGTTCATGGCTTGATCCTGTAACTGAAATTGAACGTCGTTCTGATAAATCGTTTGTACCATATGCATATTTTGAAATGGATATTGGCGCAACGCGTGTTTGGGAAGAGATGGTCATTGAAATCGAATGTTACAAAACTTAACCCATAATCACGAAAGGACAATATGGCTAATTCATATGGAGTCGATTACACAAAACGACATGTAACTACCCCTGCTAAGTTGACAGATGTTTCAACTAACGGTGGTCGGATGCGTGTTCTTTATGACACCTACACAGTTGTTGCAGGAGACATTGACGGACAAATTGTATATTTCGGGAGATTACCCGGAGGTGCAAAAGTTTGGGATGCGTCTATCTATAATTCTGCTACTTTAGGTAGTGGAACAACAATTGATTTAGGCTGGTCTGCTGTAGACAGTACAGGTTCTACTGATACAGATGGCTTCCTAGATGGTGTTGTTGGTACTGGTACTACTACTACTGCGTTTATGCGTGGTGGTGCTGATACAAGTACAGGAAATTTGAATACAATAAGCAATGCGCCTGTATCAATAGCTAATGAAGCTAGTGTGGTTGCAACACTTATTGGTGCTGATCCAAACGCAGGAGTCATCCTTCAAGTGATGATTACTTATTCAATAGACTAATAATAATCGGGGGTTGGGCAACTAGCCCCCCTTCTAATACTTATTATGGATAAAACAGGCATTGCTAATCTCGCCTTGAGTAATCTAGGCGAAGCAAGAATACAAAGTCTTACAGATAATAACGGTAGAGCTAGAGCATGTAATGCACGTATAGATGGAGTCATATCAACTATTTTACGTATGCATGTATGGAACTCAGCACTTGAAAGACAACAACTAACTAATATAGGTTCACCTGTATTTGGCTGGAACTACATGTATCAACTTCCTTCTGATTGTATAAAAGTTGTTGAAGTAAATCCTGTCTCTAAATATCAAGTAGAAAAGAAAAACATACTATCAAATGAAACTACTCTCTATCTTCTTTATGTAGCACAACCAACAGATATTAATAATTTAGATGTCCTTCTTGCAGAAGCAATTGCAATGAAACTTGCAGTTGAAATTGCTGAGACATTGACAAGTAAAGCAAATCTGAAGAACGAAATGATGCAGAAGTTTGTTATTGCATTACAAGAAGCAAGAGGTGCTAACTCCAAAGACCGTACACCAGACAGAAGAGAAGAGTCTTCATACCTCAATGCAAAGCGTGGTTTTTATTCATATACCCATAGGACGTTTAATACACCTGAATTAGGTTATGAAGTTGACACAGGCGCATGGAAAACTAAATGAGTAAATATGAATTTCTACAACCTCGGTTTACTGAAGGAGTACTAGCTAAGTCTCTACAAGGACGTTCTAGTGAAGAATTTTATAGTTATGGATATAAATCATCCAAAAATATGATTCCTGTAGTTTCTGGTCCTTTAGTTAAAAGACCGGGTACTAACTTTATTGGAGAAGCATTAAACTCTACATCACGTTTTATCCCCTTTTTTAAAGACCAAGACAATACCTATATCCTAGAAATAGCATTTATATCTGCAAGTAGTAATTGTACTTTACGAGTCTGGTCACAAGACACTTTGCTCACGTCATACAATTCTAGTAGTGCTTTAACATCTACAGTTTATAGTGTTACTGGTCTACCTTGGACTACCCAAGTAGAACTAGATTCACTTAAAACAACACAAAGTGGTGATATTATCTTTGTTTGTTGTCCTACTAAAGTTCCATATAAAATATCTAGAACTATTGTAACGTCAGGAGCAAGTGCAAGTGACCGCAGTGTTTGGTCAGTAAGTGAATTTGTAATGGAAGATGGGCCTTATAATTCTATTAATGTCTATTCAGAAGTAACTGAGAAAAAAGGATATAGTCTTAAATTAGCAAATGAACCTGTTTATACGAATGCGTCTCAAAAAATAGAAGTAGCAGAAGTTGAATTTAATACTGTTAATAATTCTATTGTACTTGCAAATCATGGTCTTCAAACAGGTATGCTAATACGTTTAGAAGGTAGTTGGGGCAATTTAAGGTCACAAAAAAGTACAGATGCTACTCATATATTAGTTGATGCTTCTTATTATGTAATTAGTTCTGAAGCAACTTCGTTCCAAGTATCAACTACAGATGGAGGTACAGCATTAGAATTTGAATTAAAAGAAACTGCCTCCGGTTCTCCTGAAAGTAAAGCTGATGCAGAAGTGACCCTTTATCGTATTGCTTATAAAGCTAATACATCGGTTACATTTAATATTTTTAATAAAAAATCAACTTCGGGAGCAAATAATACAATTGCACAAGGATTATTAAGTAATACTTCAGGTAGTACTGATGTAGGACGTTTAATACGTATAAATCCTTTATCTAAACCCGGTGAGAATATAGGTGGTATTAGATGGGCTTGGGGCAAAATAACAGCAGTAACCACGGCTACACCACCTACTGTAACTGTAACTCTAAAAACTGAACTATCAAACACTAGAGGTATATTTGGTACTTCAGAGTTTAGACTAGGAGCATTTGCTGATAGTCAAGGTTGGCCTCAAGTCTCACAGATATATCAGCAACGGATGGTACTAGCAGCTAATACTTTCCAACCTTCTACTATCTGGTTATCAAGAACAGGAGACTTTTACTCTTTTGCACCAACAGAAATTCTGGATCAAGACTCACCAGCAGCAATTGTTGATGGAATGTCAATAGAAGTTATTACTGATTCAAATGGGCTAACCTTTACTTTAGACTCAGATACTTTAGATGCAATTAAGTGGCTTGGAGAATCAAAAAAACTTGCTCTGGGAACGTCTGCCGGAGTTTATATGCTTTATGGTTCAGAAACCAACTTAGTTGTTACCCCTTTTAGATTTACTATTAATCGTGAAACATCATTCTCTGCAACAGATACAGCACCTATAGTTGTTTCTAATTCATTAATATATCCACAAATAGGTGGTAAAGACTTACAGCAGTTATCCTTAAATAAAGGAACAGGTGGTCAGTGGGATGCTAGTAAAATATCATTAAAAGGTTATGACATCATTAAAAGCTCAGAAATTACAAAGATGGTCTGGCAAGAAAGACCAAATGCAATTATCTGGATATTAATGAAAGATGGTCGTTTATTGACATTAAGTTTTGATATGAGACTTGAATTTCAGGCATGGGCAGAACATAACATAGGAGGAACAGATGCTAAGGTCTTAGATATAGAAATGATACCTAAAGCAAGTCATGATCAGATATGGCTCAAGGTCTCTAGAACGATTGGTGGGACAACAGAGTATTACATGGAGACTCTAGGTAGGTTTCCTTCAGAAGGGGCAATTGTACGTGATGATTATATCTTTTCTGATAGTGCAATAACTAAAAGTATTGGAGGGACATTTACAGCAAGTTCATCTTCAGGACTATTAATTACTTCTACTGCACATGGCTTAATAGACACACAGATAATTAGAGTTACAAGTACAGGTACTCCAGTAGATTTACCAGTAAATTTAGCATTGGCTACAGATTATTATGTTAAATATGTAAGTGTAGATACATTTAGATTAGCAACAACATCTGGTGGTACTGCTATAGCGTGGAGTGATGCAGGTTCAGGCATACACTCCTGGACTACTAAACAATTTTATGGCATGTCTCATTTGGTAGCAGAAGATGTACAGATTTATAACAATGGTATGCAACATGTCAATAAAACAGTTGCTTCTAATGGTTCAGTTACACTAAATCATTATGAGGGTGATCGTATAGTTGCAGGTCTTCCTTATACAGCAGAAGTAGATACTTTAGAACCATCTGCACCAGAGAATCAATTTTCCTATAGTAAAAGACTAATAAAAATAGCAGTCATTGTAGAAGAATCATTAGGTATTCAACTAGATTACAATGATTTATCAGAAGAGTTACTGTTCCGAACAATGAGCGACTTCATGGGTCGTCAGATACCTCTATTCTCTGGTACAAGGAAGTTATCACTATCAGGTATAGGATGGGAAGTCCATACAGTTAAGATAAGCTCTAACGGCCCTCTCCCTATGCAAATAAATGCAATTATAATTGAAGCAGAAACAGGAGGATCATAATGGATCGTGCATCTGCAAAGTTGCAATTTGATGACATGAATACCAAATTTGATATTGAGCATACATTCCCCTTCGATGAAGCATGGGATTTTGTTGAATATAAACGTCATCAAACCAACTTGACTCATCCTGATGAGTATTTTCCTACTAAATATACTAAAGAAGAATTTAGAACAGGGATAATTGCTCTACAAAAAGACATGATTGAAAACCAAAGTGCTATGACACCAGAGAGTCATCCAGACTTTAATCCTCTGAAACATACATTTTGTAAACACCAATACATAAGAGAAATATTTAATCCAGCAGGAGAAATATTAATAACAAAAATACATAAAGTAGAACATCCTTTTTTCCTACTAAAAGGAGAAATGTCTATTTTATCTGAAGAAGGTGAAATGCGTATATCTGCACCTTATTATGGAGTAACACCAGTTAGTACAAAAAGAGTTATATATGCTCATACAGATTGTACATTTGTAACTGTTCATCCTTCTGATAAAAAAGATTTAGATGAACTTGAACAAGAATTAATAGCAAAAGATTATAAAGAATTGGAGGGAGTATGAGTTGGTGGGTCACAGGTGCAATGGCAGTAGGATCGGCAGTTTCAGGGATATATAGTGCAGATGCAAAAAGAAGGTCAGGTAAAGCACAAGCTGATGAATATGCACGTGTTGCAAAAGAAACTATGCTTACTGAATCTTTTAATAGACGACAACGTAATCAGGAATCACGTCAAACAGATTTATCTACATTAGAACAAGGAGCAAGAGCATTATCAGAAGTTGCAACACAAGGACAAAAAGAACAAGCCGCAATGATGGCAGAAAGTAGTGGTAGTGGGGCTATAGTTAGTTCTGGTAGTACACTGGACGTTATGATGTCAGAAGCAGTAAACAATACTGTTAGACAACTGAGTGTAGTAGATGCAACTAAAGATGCAATAGAATCAAATCAACGTAATCTTAAGAATACTAATGAGTCTAATTACCGAAATGCAAAACTTGGTCAGTCGCAGTTAAATAGAAAAGAAAATATGACAAATAAAGCTAGTAAGGATGCTTATACAGCAGATATATTTAGTTCAATTGTTCAAGGTGGGGCTTATGCTTCAAAAGGATACTCACCAACTAGCAAACGTAAACAATTTGGTACTGGCGACCAACATGGTAGAGGTTAAATAATGGCAGTATTACAACAAGGCAATACTCAACTTGCACAGAAACAAGTAAATAAAGTTAAACCTGTTGCTATCCAAAATAGTAATCCTTTAGATATGTCTGGTCAGAATAATGAAGCAATGTTTAAAGCTGTAACTAATGCAATAGATATTGGTGCAGAGGTTTATCAAAAGATGGATGATGCTTCAGTTGATCTTGAATTAAAAGATGAACAAGCACGTATGGCAGAACATTTTAATAACCAAGCAGTATTACGTGAAAATGGTATAGGTACAGTAAATCCTAATGAACTTAAACCAAAAGAATTTAAAGAAACATATGAAAAAGAAGGTGGAACAGTACCTTTTGGTGAAGGTAAACTTACACCTTATAAAGCAAGTGAAGACTTGTCTGATAGAGCATCAAACTTATTAAGTTCTTCTATCCAAGTTGCAAACAGTAATTTTACACGTGATACACAAATAGCATTTGCAAAAGAATTAAAAAAGAGAGGTCTTAAAAATCTAGATATTTTTGAAAAAAAACAAACAATAGATTATGAAAAGCAATTATCTACTATAACTCATAATGCTATATATAATCCTTTACCAGAAAATAGAAAAGTTAGAGAAAATTTTTTTGAAAGAAATACAAGAGAAACAGCAGATTTTTGGTCAAAACGTTTTGAAGAAGAATTACAAAAAAATGTTGCTATAGGGAATATAATCCAATCTGATGCAGATGCTAGATTATTAAAACATAAACAAGATTTAGCATTTCTGACTTTTAAACAACATATGAATTTTGATCCAGATAGGGCATTGGATAAATTAAGATTAGGTGAGGGATATGAAGTGGAAGGAGTTGGTGTTGATCCAATAATACAAGGAGATTATTTAAGAAGAGAAGCAGAAAGAGAATTTTATCGGGATGAAAAAAAGAATTGGGGTAGTTTTACTACTACTGTCAATGCAGGAATGAAATCACCTTTTCTAATTGATAAAGTTAAATTTCTTAATGACAATTATAATGTTGTAGAAAACAAATTAGTACCCAAAGAAGATGCTATAAGAACATTAGCATTAGATCATAGAGTTAGATATGATGAAGCGAAATTATATTTAGAAGAGCAAGCTGTAGGCCAAAAACCTATAATTGCAGGGCAGGGGATTGAAAGTGGTGAATTTAATAAACTTATAAATGCAATAGAAGCGGATTATAAAGAAATTACTAATAAAGGAGGATTAAGAGGAGAGAGTACATTACAAAGAGCAAAAAAAACTGAACTCATGGAACTTTTAAGTACTGATCAAAGAGAAAAGTTAGCACTTTATAAAGCTGGTTGGGATAAGACGGTACTTTTTTCTAATAGTTATAGAGAAGAAACACTTACTGGATTACAAAAAAAGGTTGATGATTTAAAAAAAGAATTTACAAAAGACGATGGTTTTTTTAAAGAACCAATGGAAGTATTTAATTTATTTGTAAATAATTTTATTAACCCTAGAATAAAAAAAATGTTAGAAACTCCAAAGGATTTTTTATTTGAAGATCAGAATATTGATTTAGGCGCAACGCCTCAAGATGAAAAAATAATGGAGATGTTAGATAAAAAAGCAAAGTTTTATGGGTTACCTCCATTTGATGGTGATTATAGAAGTGACGCTCAACAAAAGATTGAATGGGATTTTCAGAACAAATCTGATGAATCAGAATAATTAATAAAAAAGCTATGAAAAAACGACACACAAATATAATTGAGTATATAGCTGGTATAAATAGTAAAAGCAGTAGAGCTAGAGAAAAAGATACTCAAAGAGGATTTAATAGTAGTAAAAAAAGTATACAAGCAACTTCAGCTTTTGCAGATATAGCAAGTGATTTATTCCAACATAATCCTGATTTTGCAGAAAGAGTATATAAGTCATTATTTCAACGTGGAGATTTACCTCAAGGAGGAACAGTACAAAAAAGTAATTATTTTCAGCGTTGGGGTACTGGTCATCAACAAGAACAGATTGCTAAAAATGGCTGGCCTTCAGGTTATGAAGCAAATGCTCCTAAACATGCGCAAATGCAACTTTTATTATCTATACAAAATGATGTTCTTGAATTTGGCACAAATGATATAGATGATATTGGAAAAGAACTTTATAGTTTTGCTGAAGTATTTGAAGGAGGAGGTATACCTAACTTGGTGTTTACTAAAAAAGAATTAAAAGAAAATAATCTAAATAGGGATGATATTGAAAATTCAATGCGTTATTTTATTTTAGAACCAAGAAAAAGAGGTTGGACTAGTACATTTATTCCTGATGCAAAACAATATGGTACTCAGTATGGTAAAGGTGTAGATGCTTTAAAGAAAATGAGTAAAGAAATGCAGAAAAGTGATGGTTGGTTTGGAGATGATGCTTCTATGTGGGCGGCAGTTGTACCTAATGCTAATGGAAATGGAGTACAAGTAGTCGTTATGGCTGGAATTAAAGGTGATAGGTTTAAATCAAAAATGGTTGGAAGGATGTATGAACAAGGTCATGATAGTAAAGGTAATTTTATAACTAGACCTATTTCATATAATAATCAGGAAATGTTCAAAAAGTTCCAATCATGGAGGAGAGGACATTTTATGGATGCAGAAAATGATCCTTGGGAAAGAACAGATACAAATTTAGGTTTTATGCAAGTAGATGGTTTAAAAACAAGGATGGGTAAATATTATGATAAATATTCCCAAAAAGATTTTTCTCCACTAAGAGCAAGGCTTCCTTATTATGCTCCGATAATTAATGGAGTAGAGATATTTGATGCAGGAAAGTTTGAATGGGAAAATGTTATTAAACCATTTTGGAAAGCTAATAAAAATAAATCTGAAGATGAGTTCGCAGATGAATGGCAGAAAGTTATGGATGAGCAAACTTTCACAATGAGAGATAAAATATATGATTTTTTTAATAATGAATTTTCATCTAGTCCAGTAGATGCTTCTATTGTTTTTGGTGATAAAAAACAATTAATGGATTTGTCTTACTTAGAAAATAACAAAACTGATAAGCAAAAACAAATGCTGAAAGAAGAAAAAAAGTATGCGACCTCAAGTTTATAATATAGATAGAGCAGAAGGTGAATTAGGTAGGGTTTTTTTAAGAGAAGCGGTTCAAAGATTTAGACCAGGACTTGCTTCTCAAATGGCAGAAAGTTTTAGTTCTGCTATGGAGTATAACACTGTTGGATATGTATATGATTTAGTAAAAGGGATGAATGATGATTCTCCTGTTATTGAAAAAGAAATGTGGAATTATGAAAACCATGAGAATTTTAGGCAGGGCATACCATTTAGGGAAGGACTAACTGAAGACCAAGCATTTGTAGAAGCAGAAAGATATGACAGAGATAGAACACGTTCAGAATATATGGCAAATACTAACCCTTGGGACTTACATAATTTAGGGGCCGCTTTTTCTGCCGCTATATTTGATCCATTGTCTTATGTGCCAATGGTCGGACTTGGTTCTAAAGCAATTGGTATAAGTGCAAAGATAAGTCAAAGAATGGGTACTGTAGCAAATGTTGCAACTAAAATGAATCCGATAAAATCATTCGCACTTGGGGCAATAAAGCCATTAAAACCTATTGCTGTGTATGGAGCAGAAGGAGCATTAGGAGAAAGTGCTTACCAGATCATACGAGCCTCCTCAGAGGCATCTAACGGAAAAGACTTTGATTACATGGGAGCAATGCTAGACGTATCAATTGCGACTGTATTTGGGAGTGCATTAGGTACTATCCCTGTTGCTAGAACTATTAAGAAAAATTTCACTGAGAAGCAACAACTTATAGCAATTGCAAAAGCAACACATGATTTTAAACAACATGGAGAAGTACAGCTTGATGGTGCATCACCATTAGGTGAAGGCAAACACTCTAAAGTTGAAACAGAGATTAATTATAAAGAAGAAATGGATGAACTAAGAACTAGTGAGCGACATAAGTTAAATAAAGACTTACACCCTATAGTTGAACATCTAAATTCAATAGGAGAAGATTTAACTGTTGGAGTAAATAAACTTATTAACCGATTTAGAGATTGTCAATAATGAGTAGTGCTTGCGATAACATACTTAAAGAAGCAGGGTTTGACCAGAATGATGTCCAAATGGTTAATCAACTATTGGATGAAGGTCTTTCACCTGAGATGATTAGTAAACAAGTAATGGAAGAAATAGAGAATAAAAAGTTTAGAAATAAAAGTAACGTAGATTCTCAAGTTCGTACTGAAGCATTCCTAAGTTCATTAGAAGAAATAGTGAAAGGTAAAAAACCTTATGCAAGGTTATTTGACTTATTGGTAGGAGACAAGTCAGGGGTAACTTCAAAAGCATTGGCACGTTCACAAAGACGATCATCGTTTGTTTCTTCATTACTAGAAATGCCTAATGGAGACATTAAGAAGTTGATGAATAATGATAAGAATTTCTCGTCAGATTTTATAGAAGAAATGTTTGATTATAATGGCACTCCAAAGACTAAGAATAAGTTAGCACATGACTTAGCAGGTGCAATTAATAAACTTCAAGAAAGCCAAAGACTACGTGTGAATGAATTTGGAGGAGGAATATTTGCTAGGAGTGATTATGTAACTAAGCAATACCACGATGCATTCAAGATGTTAAAAGCAGGAAAAGAAAAATGGGTGGTAGATGTACAAAAGCATTTAGACTATGAAAAAACTAAAGCACAAATATTATATAATCTAAAAGCTAAAGGAGTACTCATAGACGAAAAGAAGTTTGATATGAATAAGTATTTAGGTAAAGCCTATGATCAAATGACAGTAAAAAGCTCTAAAGATGGTTTGATACTAGATAGTCTCCATGTAAAACGTACACTTGCATTTAAAGACAGTGATTCATTAATCAGATATAACAAAATATATGGTCATACAAATATGGCAAATGCAATTTTTGAAAATATGACGATGATGGATAACCACTTATCATTTGGAGAAGCATTTGGATATGGATTCCGTAGGAAAGTTAAGCCTAATAAAGTATTAGAAGAACAAGCACAATCAAGATTAGGTGAAGCAAAGACAAAAGGTGATTTGACTGAAATTGCAGAGGCAAAGAAAGCACTAGATGATTTGTCAACAGAAGCTATCTCACCAGTAGAAGAGATGAAAAATGCGATACTACTACTAAAAGATAAAAAGAAGATCACTAACGGTGAGTTTAGACGTTTAAGAGGGGCATTAGCACAAGTATCAGGTGATGCATATATGGTTGCAAACCCAAACGTAGCTAAATGGACTACAGGTTTCCAGTTTATACAGATGCTTTCAAAACTAGGTAAAGCTACATTGTCATCAATGAGCGATATGTGGACAGGAGCAATTCTTTTACATTACCAAGGAGTAAAGCCCGGTGCGGCATATTTAGGAATGGCAAACCATATACTCAAGAAAGCATTTAGGAAGATAGGTGATAAGGAAAGAGATGGTTTATTAAGACAATTAAATGTAGGAGTTGATGGAATATTTGAGAGTTATTCACGTAACTTTATTAATAATCCAACAATGGGACTTCTAAATGAAATGACAGACAAGATGTTTGATTGGAATTTACTCAATTGGTGGACAAACTCTTCAAGAGAAGGTGTTGCTAAGATGATGTCTATGCATGTTGCTAGTAACTTAAAACATAAGTTTAGTGATCTGCCACCTGTGTTTAAAAAACTAATGGAAGATTACGAGTTCAATGCAAAAGATTGGGATGAATTACGTAAAATAGGTGCATTTGATGAAACATTGTTTAATCCAAAAGGTTCAAAGAAGAACAAGTTTATAACTTCAGATTGGATAGAAGAAAATGGTGGTTCAATAAGATTACAAGAGAACCTGAATCGTTACTACACAATGGAAAGTAGACTTGCTGTACCTGAAGCAGGATCTGCTGAACGTGCATGGATGTATGGAGATGCAAAGAGAGGATCATTACCAGAAACTACAGCTAGATTGTTCTTCCAGTTCAGAACACACCAAATGAAGTTAATAAGAAACTTACTACCTAGAATGTATGAAATGGGTTTACCTTCTCTTATGCATGTAGTTCCTGCAATAGGATTAGGTTATGTATCAATTAGTCTAAAGAATATGGTAGCAGGAAAAGAACCGCCAGCATTTGATAATCCTGAAACATTAACAGATGCATTGGTACAAAGTGGATTTGCAGGTTTTGTAGGTGATTTCATAGGAGGTCAATATGGTAGATACCACCATGATTTTAGTGAAGCAGTTTTAGGTAGTGCTTACAGTACTATTAAGGATTTTACTCAATTAGGATATGGGTTAAGTACAGGTAACAAAGATGCATCGGATGCATGGAAAACCTTGAGATACAATATACCATACGCTAATTTGTTCTATACAGAAGCCGCTTTTAACTATGGAATGCATTACGGAATTATGGAAACTTTTTCACCCGGTTATTTAAACAGAATACAGTCTAGACAAGAAGGACAAGATGGAGGATTTTTTTATGATCCAACAAGTATTTGGACATCTGGAGGTAGCGAATGATTACAACTGATGTAAGTAGAGCAGAATTTACTAGTAATGGTATTGCTGATGATTATGTATTTAACGATGGAACTGTTGATATTCCTGTAAAGGAAGATTCACATATCAAAGTCTATGTAACAGATACAGGTACAATTACAGCAGAAAACGGTACTGATAAATTTACTAATGTAACTGTTAATGATGTTGCCAATACTGCACATGGACATACTTCTGGTGATATAATTAAATTTGGTGGGACACTACCTGTAGGTATCGTAGTAAACACTAATTACTATGTCAGAGACATTGTAGGTACAACTTTCAAAGTAGAACTAAGTGTAGGTGGAGGTGTTGTTAATATAACTACTGATGGTTCTTCTCTTACATGGACTAGAGTAACGACAAAGACTCTTGGGACAGATTATACAGTAGCTATTTCTACAAATAATGTTGCAACTGTTTCATGGATGTCCGGTAAACGTCCTTTAAATAACGTTAAGTTTTATTTTTCTAGAGAAGTTCCATATTCACAAACAATAGATTTATTAAACAACTCGTTAATAGAAGCAGAGTCACTAGAAAACCAATTAGACTTAATAGTAAACCAAACCCAACAACTAAATGCTAAAACGGATAGAGATTTACGATTCCACGATAATCTAATATCTACTGATGCAACTGAATCACAAGCGAGTCTAAATGTTACTGCAACTAACCGTGCAAATAAGTCTCTTAAATTTGATGCACAAGGTTCACTTGGAGTAACAACCATTAATATTGATAAAGCTGAAGATTATGTACTTGAATCAAAAAGCTATGCAACTGAATCTCCAGCAGTAGTAAATCATTTTGAAGGCACAATAGCTACTGCACAAACTGGTGTATATTCAGCAAAAGAACATGCTTCTGGATCAGCAGTTACAACTGGATCAGCAAAAGATTTTGCAATTAAAACAGATGGTGCAGTATCTTCTACAGGAGAATTTAGTTCAAAAGCATACGCACAAGGTGGTACAGGCGTTACGGCTGCTTCTGGGTCATCTAAAGATTGGGCTACTTTAGCAACAACACCAAGCAGTACAAGTACAGATGCGTCCGCTAAAGAATGGGCTACTGGTACTTCTACTCATAAAGCAGATGGTTCTTCTAAGTCATGGGCGACAACGACTGGTGCAGTAGTAACAGGCTCAGAGTTTTCCGCTAAAGAGTATGCACAAGGTTCATTCGCTACAGGCGGTACTGCAAAGCAGTGGTCGCAAGACACAAGTGCTACTGTAGATGGGACGTCATACTCGTCTAAGGAATACTCTCAAGGTACTCAGGCCAGCACAGGAGGTTCTGCAAAAGATTACGCTACTAAGGTAGATGGTGGAGTAAGCGGAGCAACATCAGATCACTCGGCAAAAGCATGGTCAGTAGGTGGTACAGGCGTTACTGATACTGCATTAAAGGGTGCAGCAAAGGAATGGGCCACAACTACAGGCGGATACGTTGATACAGCAGAATATTCAGCAAAAGAATATGCTATAGGAACTACCGTAGCGGTTGGATCAGCAAAAGATTGGGCAGTACAGGCAGAGGATTCCGCAGTAACAGGTTCTAGTTATTCATCATTACACCATGCCGCAAAGAGTGCGGCTTCAGCTACAGCGGCGGCGGCTAGTGAAACAGCGGCTAATGCTTCTGCAGATGCGGCCTCTCGTATATTCGATAAGTTTGATGATAAGTACCTAGGTGAGATGGCAGACAGTGCATCTCAAGGAACTAACCCAACTACTAACGGTACGTGGGCTAAGGATGCTTCCGCTATTACAGTAGTAAGTACATCCAATATAAAAGTAGGGCAAGTCGTAACAGGCACAGGAATTCCCACATCTCCAAAACCAAATGTAATATCTATCGCTGGAAGCGTAGTAACAATCTCAGATAATATGCCAGCGGCTGGTTCAGGGGTTGCGCTTACTTTTACAGGTTATGGCATATATGGTGATTTCAACGGCACAAAGGATGGGCCTGCATTAAACAATGATGGTGACGCATTAACTGATGGTGTTAAATATTTTAATACTACGGATGATGTCATGTTGGTATATGATGCAACCTCTTCAACTTGGAGACGGATGCAACCAACAACTACAGAACAGGGTCACATAAATACTGTTTCAGGTATTCAGGCAAATGTAACTACGGTAGCAGGGATTAGTGGAAACGTGACTACAGTAGCAGGGATTTCTGCTAATGTGACTACTGTTGCTACAAACATATCAAGTGTTAATACAGTAGCGACTAACATCGCAGATGTGATAGTTGTTGCAAATGATCTGTCTGAAGCAATATCAGAAGTAGAAACTGTGGCTAATGATCTTAATGAGGCAGTCTCTGAGATTGATACAGTAGCAGCGAGTGTAGTAAATGTAGATATTGTTGGGAATAATATTGCAAATGTTAACACAGTCGCAGGTATATCAGCCAACGTAACTACAGTTGCAACAAACGATAGTAACGTCACTACAGTAGCAACAAATGATGCAAACATAACAACAGTAGCAGGGATAAGTGCAAATGTAACTACAGTAGCAGGCATATCGACCAACGTAACTACTGTTGCTGGCGTTAGTGCTAATGTTACAACGGTAGCAGGCAGTATTGCTGATGTTAATCGTTATGCTAATGAATATTTAATAGCATCTTCAGAACCGGGTTCACCTAGTGAAGGGGACTTATGGATGGATACTACAAATCATGTATTGAAATTCCACAATGGTTCTAGTTTTGCACAGCTAAGTACTCCCACATTTAATAATTTAGTCGATGACAGCACCCCTCAACTTGGCGGAAATTTAGATTGTAATGGGAACGATATAGTATCAGTTTCTAATGCAGACATTGATATTCAGCCGCATGGAACTGGTGATACGAATATTAAAAATCCTATACTGGGTTCAGGAGCAACAGGTTATGGAGTTGTTCCAGTTGGAGGAATAGTTCCTGTACAATCTCAGCTTAGTGGTGCATATAGTCTTCCGGGGTCAGGTGCCGTAAGTTCAGAAGGATGGATGTTATGTGACGGTGCGTCTATTCCGGGGAGTCAAACATTATCTGGAAATACACCCAATCTAAGTGATGGTAGATTCTTGCAAGGAAATTCACACGGAAATTCAGGGGGTACAGGAACAAATAATACTATAACTCTTGCTGTAGGTAATCTCCCTGCTCACAGTCATACAGTCACAACTAGCAGTCAATCAGCATCGACTACAGGGAATGCGAGTTCTGCCAACACTGGTACTACAAGTGCAAACCACTATCACAATTCTGGAAGTAATACTGGAAACCATAGTCATAACACTCACAGAAATACTTATTCTGTAAATGACTTTTATGCGTGGACAAATGTTGTGACTAGATCAGGTAATGCGAGTACCAGTAATACAGGCGCTCACCATCATGGTAATACAGGAAACTTTTCTGCGAATCATACTCATGGCATGGATCACAGTCATAGTTACGGTCACACACACGGAATGTCTTGTGCTAATACTGGCTCAGGCACTGCCTTTAGTATTGTACCTACATACTTGAGAGTAGTTTATTTAATAAGAGTAATTTAATTTAAAAAGGAAGGAGTTAAAATGGCTTTAGGAGGATATTTAAAATCTGGAACCTACTCACATATTGATAATGTGGATTTCAGTAAGAAAGATAAAAGGATAACTTTTAGACTTTCTATATACGAAAACGCCAATAAATATCCGACTGATCTTATCACAACTCAGTCGTTTGACGTTTTTGGTGATATTACAAACATACCAGAGATTGAATCATTTGTAACAGAAAGACCAGCCGATATTACAATTGAAACTGGTGCTAAATGGGAAGACCAGAAAAAGTATTTAAGGCATTCGGATACTTCTGGAGAAGTACATTGCTGTATTTATCAAATAGAAGAAACTACTGAAAGGTTCGATGTTTACCCGGAAGTAACTGATGAACAAGTAAAAAGGCAGATGGATGGAGAGTTGCTAGCTCAATCTGAATTAGATGCCCTTAAAGTACCAACACATAAAGTGTGGAAATACCACGAAAACCAAGCTACCTCTCTCTATTATAAGTTAAAGGATGGTACGTATTGGTATAATGACATTGAAAACGTTACAATGAGGGAGATAGGTAAGGGAGAATCTTACAGACCATTTATGGCATCTGATTGGGATTCCTTTTTCGGTACGGATGCTCAGAGTCCGAAAGATACAAATGTGACCTCTCAAATTTATACGTATTTGAAAAGTCGTGATATATTTAATGATGTGACGGATGCCTAGTACTAATGACCAGTACAAATTTCGCTGGCGAAGAAGATGGTTTTGGCATAAGATAAATGTCGTTGGACATAAATTGGAAGCTGATCAGGATAAGATGTTGCTTTATTTTCCCGATGGCTCTTTGCAGGAGATCAAGAAATGGTCAGACTGTGAAGTTAAGTTAGGGGTTGATTGGGTTCTAGTTACTGAAAGGCAAATTAAGGAGGAGGCAGGACAATCATAGAGAAAGGGGGAAGATGATAGAACAATGGCAGGATTTTATTTACTACAATGATAATGCTTTAAGTAAAGAACAAGTAGCAGATATGATTAGTCATTTTGAAAAGAATGGCGAGAGCATTGATACTTATAGATCAAGGACAATTTCAGATGGAGGAATTTTACCAAGTACTGCAACCCACAGGCAAGATTACGTTTATTTTTTATCCTCGCAATCGAACCCAATGGAACATTTGCAATGGGTAAATGAGACTATAGAACAATGCCTAAATGAGTATTTAGAAAAGTACCCATTTTTAAATGATGGTAGGCAAGTCAGTTGGAGGCATCTAAAGTGGCACACAGTTGAAAAGCATGGAGGATATCATGCTTGGCATTATGAACAGGGTACAGAACCAGAAAGGCATTTGGTTTGGCATTTATCATTGTCTGACCATACCGATGAAGGAGAACTTGAGTTCCTATATTACGGACATAGAATAGAACCAAAGGCAGGGCGTATGTTGATTTTCCCTGCTGGTTTTACTCATACACACAGGGGGAACCCGATAAGGAAAGATGGACAAAAACACTACCTCACAGGGTGGCTCTATATGCCTTGAAGATGGTTTTTTGGATTTTGAATTATTTAGAGAAATACAGAACTCTTTAATCCATGAACCACTATGGAAATTTGAAGATGGTATAGATTACGAGGATGATGGGGTTGGCAAGTTCCAATTTATTCATGTCTTCATTTTGAGTGGGCATCCTTTTTCACCATTCTATGATGTAATCGCACCTGCTCTTGAAAAGATTGATCCATTAACTTTTTTATCTGTGAAAGCTAATATGCTCCCAAGGACAGATGAAATTAGAGAGAATAGATTCCATAGAGATTTGTCTTTTATAGATCATGGTAGGATGAGTGAATGGCGAACTGGGATATTATATTTAAACACCAATAATGGCTATACATTATTTGAAGATGGGACAAAAATAGAGTCTGTAGCAAATAGGTTTATTTCATTTCCTTCAGCTATGTCTCATAAAGGGGCAACTTGCTCAGATGAGAATAAAAGAATTATACTAAATTTTAATTATTTTCCTAAATAAAAGGTGAAATAAATGAATGAAGAAAGTACACAGATAATATCGTACAGTTGAATGCAGGAAACGGTTAGTGAGACTAACCACTAAGATATGAACTGTTAAGATTGTCTTAATGGTTCAATAACTCATAAAAGAGTGGTAGAAGCAGATTCAACTCGAGACCACTGCGTAGCGGAGTCTCAAACTCAGTCAGTCTGACATGGACGTTGGGCTGATTGTCTATAATATTGAAGCTGAGGAATAGATGAATCATGAAAGAACACAGATCACTATTTGGTGGAGCAGGTAATGCAGTTGAGAACAGGAAGTTACTTAACTTTTGGGCTAGATTTATCATCAGTTCAGCAAACGGTATTACGTTCTTGGCGATACTATACTTGTTGTTTTTTGCAGAGGTTAAAGACTCATCGAGAGACCTTGTTAATATACTTCTTGGGGCTTACGTGGCTGTCCTCGCTAAATCTACAGATTATTGGTTCAAAGATAAAAGAGATCCAGAACATGATGAAGAAAACTAATGCCAACAACTAAAAACAATCTTGAAGCTATAGCTGAGCATAGTTTAGTAAAGATACTTACCCCTTTACTATTAACGTTGGTAATTGGATCAGTTACATTCTTATTTAGTAGTATTATCGATCTTAAGAACGAGATGATATTGATTGACTCTAAGAAGGATAACATAGAAGAGAAGTTAAATAATTTAGATGAAGACTTAAATGATTTACGTGAGATGGTTACTGATCTGCGTATTGATTCAGGTAGAAATCATAGAGATGACCTTAAAAAATACTAATGGAGAAGAATATGTCAGTCCATAACATGTCGGTTAATAATATTCTGTTGGTATTTGGTAGTGTGTTCATTGGAGCAATTGCATGGTTGATGATAACAGTCTCAGAGTTATCTGGTGATGTTAAAGTTATAAAGTATCAAGTTAGTGCAAATAGTGAAGACTTAGAAGTATTAAAGGCTAGAGAATGACTCCGAATGAAAAAGATCATTTAGACCGTTTAAGAAATTTACACGAACAATATAAGAAAAGGAGATAGTATGCCACAAGGTGAAGGAACATATGGTAATCAAGTAGGAAGACCACCTAAGAAGAAGAAAGAAGAAGAAGAAAAAGAAGAATTTACTAAAAGTAGTAATTCTATCTTAACAAGTAAACCTAAAAAGGATTATTAAATGCCGTTTATAATTGCAGGAGTAGTTAAGTCTATGGCTTTCAGCATGTTAGGTAATAGCAAAGTTATAGAAAAAGTGATCATATTATTATTAGAGACATTAGCTAAGAAAACAGATTCTGATGTTGATGATAAATTAGTAGGGTTACTTAAAAAATCTTTGGAAAAGAAAACTGCTTAATTGCAGTTAAACTTTCCCCATGTGGGTTGGTACTAGACGACAATTCAATGGGTTGATAATTGGAGGAATAGCTATGATGATTACAAAGAATTTTAGTGTTGCAGAAATGGAATGCAAA